GGACGTCCGCAGCGCTTTCCATGTGATGAACTGGCGCGTAATGTATCCGGTCACGATCCAGGACGAAGATCTTAAACTTGCTTTCCTTTCGCTGGACGGCGTCACAAATCTGATCGCGAATATCGTTGATCAGGTTTACACCGCTGCTGAATATGATGAATTTCTGCTGTTTAAGTATCTTCTGATCAAATCCATTTCACATGGTGAAATGCAGTATAAAGCGATTCCGGCCGGGGATCTTTACAAGCAGAGCGCCGCGACTTTCCGTGGCCTTTCAAATAAGCTGCTCTTTATGAGTAAAGACTACAATGAAGCCGGTGTTAAGACAAATACACCGCGTGATCGTCAGGTAATTTTCATGGACGCAGACTTTAACGCCCAGTTCGATGTTAACGTGCTGGCAGCTGCTTTCAATATGGAAAAGGCTGATTTTATGGGCCGCCTGTTCCTGATCGATGATTTTACATCTTTCGATAATGAAAGATTCGAGATCATCCGTGCCAATTCCGACGGCCTGGAAGAAGTTTCTTCCACAGAGCTTGCGCTTCTGGCAAATATCAACGCCGTTATCCTTGACGAAAATTGGTTCCAGGTATACGACAATAACAACAAGTTCACCGAGAAATATGTAGCTTCCGGCCTGTACTGGAATTATTTCTATCACACCTGGAAAACCGTTTCACACAGTCCCTTTGCAAATGCTGTAGCCGTTGTTAACGCTGCTGCCAATATTTCCGCACTGCCGGCCACACTGGTATTTACCGTTTCCAGCGTGGACAGATCCGCAGAAGCGATTGTTTACACTCTGGAACTTACCGGAGATCCGGCAATCTCGCCGCGTGATTATGAGTTTGTAACGACTTCCAGCAACGCCGCAGCCGGTATCGCGGTACAGAAATACGGCGCGTATATCGTTCCGATCGATTCCGATGATCCGATCGATCTTGAAGTACACATTGGCGATACTGCGTATGTACTCGCTGACGGTATCCTGGTTGAGGATGATGACAGCGGTGCAGCAGTAGTACCCGCTACCGCCGCTGGCGATACAATTACACTTTCGAAGTCAGTTTAATGTTTCATTGTTTTCCTTGTCTCAGGCCGGTCCTTTACGGGCCGGCCGTACTTAAAACAATAGGAGGTTAATAAAATGGCCGCTGTTTATTATGATAACCGTTTCGCGTATCGCGGGACCGCTTCCGAAAAAAGCGCCTTAACCGGTATGCGTGACAAAGATTGCTATATCGAAATTGATACAGGAAAAATATATTTTTATAATGCAGCAACACCGGCCTGGGTAGAATTTAAAAAATCAGGATCCAGTGATTCAGAAGCGCCGGCCGGAGGTGAATAAATGGATATTTTATCTTTTCTTTTGGGAAGAATTACAGCCGACGAGTCCGGAGGCGGCGGAGGATCCGAAGCGGTTTTGATTGATAAAAACATTATCGAGAACGGAACCTATAACGCCAGTTCCGACAATGCCGATGGCTATAAAAAAGTAGTTGTTGCGGTTCCGGTCCCTACGCTGGGAACGAAGATCATAACACAGAACGGATTATATGATGCTTCCGACGATGGTTATGGCGGATATTCGGAACTTGATGTTGACGTACCGAACAGTTACAGCGCAGCCGATGAAGGTAAGGTTGTTTCTTCCGGCGCCCTGGTATCTCAGAGTTCACAGAACATCACGCAAAACGGAACATACGACACGACATTAAAAAATCAGGTTGTGGTAAATGTCAGCGGTGCTACGCCCGAATATTTTGATGTAACGAAGCCGGAGGGGGTTTATACGACTTCCATTACAGAATTAGCTGATTCTGTATGCAAAGGCAGAACACGTATAACAAAGTTTATAGGAAATGCTGTTACAGTTTTACGATCTTTGGTATTTGCATCTTGTACCAGCTTGCAGGAGGTTGTTTTACCGAATGCAAATAATCCTTCAGGATTCGGAACTTCAGCTTTTCAAGGATGTACAGCATTGAAAGGCTTAGTTTTACCTTCACAAACGGGTAATTGTTATAACACTTTCGCAGACGGGTGTTCAAATATGGAATACTATGATTCAAAGACAGCTGGTATGAGCCAGCAGAACGCCTTTAGAAACTGTTCAAAACTGGCTACCATAGTAATAAGAAAAACTGATTCTGTTAGCACATTGAATAATATAAACAATTTATCCGGTACGCCATTTGCAAGCGGTGGCACAGGCGGAACGCTTTACGTTCCCTCAGCTTTATTGAGCAGTTATCAGTCCGCGTCGAACTGGTCAACGATTTTAGGATATGCAAATAATCAGATTAAGAGCATAGAATCTACTCATACAGATCCGACCGCCCCGATTGACTTGACAACACATTACGCGGATGGATCGCTGATTCCCACATAAGGAGGATTAAATCATGGCAATAATTCAAGAACATTTTACAGTTGGCGCGCGTGATTTTATCCGCACTTATTCGGATCAGAACGTAATGATTCACGGCGGATCACCGGAGGGGAACTATTCAGAAGCAACGGATCCGGCAGAATTTAACCGATCCTACACGGAAACAGATATTCCGGTTGAATCAAGCGGATCCGAAGCAGAAGAAATATTGAATATCCTGTTGGGAGGTGATCCGGAATGATTACACGCGAAAAGGCCCAGGCGCTGCGCGCCCTGATCGAAAAAGGCGCGGCCAGTCTTCCGGATGAAGACGCGCTTGTCTCGGTTGAACTGTTTAAACACTGGCAGCCGGACCAGAAATATTATAAAAATGATCGTATGAGTTATAACGGGGTCCTTTATAAAGTCCTGAAAGCACATACAAGTCAGAGTGATTGGACGCCGGATATTACTGCTTCTCTTTATACTGAAGTTGCTTTACCGGATGCCGGCACAATCGATAATCCGATTGCGTATAATAACAATATGGCACTGGAAGCCGGTAAATATTATATTCAGTATGAAGTGAAATATCTTTGTAACCGTGATACAATTAATCCGGTTTATAATGATCTGGCGGATCTTGTCGGGTTATATGTCGAATTAGTATGATCTTTTTAGGAATTTTCGCCGGGGCCGCGCTTGCGGTCCTGGTCCATACGATCAGGAGGATAATATAATGTACATCGCGCCAAATAGCACGATCATATTATTAAAAGATGTCCCGCTGGCCCGTGATTATACGGACACGATCTTTTTTACGTCCGCAGCTGCACAGGCAAGTTATTTCCAGGCCGCGTATGTGAAAAAGACTTTTTCCGCGCAGAGTTATCAGCGCGTTAAAAAGTGGGTTATGCGGCTGGAAGTACTGGCAGATGAAATCTATGATTATAATTATATGATGTTTCAGAATACGTCATTCGGCTCTAAGTGGTTTTATGCTTTTATTACCAACGTAGAATATCTGAATAATTCCGTTTCAGAAATCACTTACGAACTGGACGTTATGCAGACCTGGTTATTCGAAGCAACGGTTAAGCCGTCGTATGTTGAACGGGAAACACCGGAAACCGATGTTATAGGGGCAAATATAGCGCCGGAACCGATTGATATTGGACCGGTTAAATGTTATGATTATGGGAGATCCGGAACAATGACAAACTATAAAGTTATTTTGTGCATAGCGGAAGAAGCTACTTCCAGTGTGACACCGACGCCCAGCACGAATAACAGCGGATCAGAATCCGGGTCAGGATCAGGAGGTGAATAAATGCCTTATATATCAGGATTATACGCCGGCGTTGATTACCGCGTTTTTGATTTAAATACCGCTTCCGACGTTTCCGATCTGGACGCAGCACTTCAGGAATTAGTGGATAAAAAGAAACAGGATTCCGTTGTTTCGCTGGTAATGTTTCCGTCTCAGTTCGTTTCACAGTCCGGAAGTGTTACTTCTGTCGCTTATGGCGTTTTACGTCCAACGACGTTGGATGGTTATACGCCCAGGAATAAGAAACTTTTGACATATCCTTATAATTTCCTTTGCGTCGATTCCTTGAACGATTCTAAAAATTATCGCTATGAATGGTTCGCGGATCCCGATACGTCCTGCGATTTTCGGATATATGGCTCAATGTCACCGAATCCGGAAATATTATGTGCGCCGGACGGATACAACGGCCATTTTCAGAATCCATTATCTGCGGATTCAAACGTTACGGAATCGGTTGTCTGTTCCGGGTTCCCGCAGTGTGCATTTACGATCGATACTTTCCGCGCCTGGATCGCGCAAAAAGCCGCAGGAGAAGTTATATCTGTCGCGGGGACCGCTGCCGGAGTCGTGGCCGGCGCTGCCGTCGGCGGGCCGGTTGGAGCAGTCGCGGCCGGCGTGCTGGGTTCAATCGGAATAGGCGGGCAGATAAATTCAATGGTTCAGGAAGCAACACAGGGATCGAAGGTCCGCGGAAATACCGGTTCATCTGTTGAAGTTTCCATAAAACAGAAGGATTTTTATTTTAAGGAAATGGGAGTCACTGCGCAATATGCCAGAATGATAGACGACTTTTTTGATCGGTACGGTTATGCGTGCTGCCGCGTGAAATATCCGAACCGTAATGTCCGGCCACATTGGACCTACACAAAAACGCAGAATTGCACGATAGACGGAAACGTCCCCGCTGATGATCTGGAAAAGATAAAGTCAATCTATAATAACGGTATCACATTCTGGCGGAACGGGTCCGAAGTTGGGTTATATACCCTGAATAACTCACCGACGTAAACAGGAGGTTTTATATCATGAGTCGTAAACGAACGTTTTTCGGGGAGTCCTCACGAAATAACCGATATACTTACACGCAGTATATGGAAAGACTGATCGATCTTTCTGTCTCCATGTTTGACTGGGTAAATGTACCGGATACAATCGATACACGGTTTTTAGAGTTAACTTTGTTCCATGACGGCCAGGCCGTATTCTTTAATGATGAGGAACTGGGTTTTCTCTGCTTACAGTCTGCCGTTAACGGCCGTTTTAATGTTTACAGGATCCCGGTACGCCGGCGCGCGTATGCCGTGAACGGATACCA